ACTCTGATGGGCAGTACCATGCAGATTACCCTGTTTCTGCTGTCCAGAACGCACTGTCGTTGATTATGGAACGTCGGCAAACGCTGATTGCGAAAGAGGCTGAGATTGCAGAACAAATCACCAGCGGACAGGTGACGGACTACGCTGCCATCGATGCGATCGAGTGGGTGGCAGCATGAAGCCACGACTTCGATTGATTCGTATTTATGATGCTGGAGAAAATGGCACATTCGGCGTTATTGTTTCCGAACCAGGCGCTGCGGTATGCCGTACCGCAGAGCTTAACTGGAGAGATAATCGTCGGAATATATCCTGCATACCATCTGGAGAATATAATGTTTCACCCCACGACTCACCTACTTTCGGCGAATGCTTTTTTGTTTCAGACGTGTCTGGTCGGAGCAACATCCTTATTCACGCTGGGAATTGGGCAGGTCAGCGAGGCGTTGCAGGGGTGCTATCAGATACAGAAGGGTGTATTTTGGTTGGTGACCGGGTGCGTGTGATTGAAAAGAACGGGATTAAACAGCCCGGGGTTAATCGATCAAAAGACACGCTCAAGCGACTGTTAAAAGAATATCCAATGGGCTTTTCACTCATCATTGAAAGTGTATAACAAGACGGGGCAGGCGTGGACGATACGATTTGCGTGATGAAAATAGCTGGTAATTGCATCATGGCTTGGGCGGCTTGGGTGATTACTTACACCGGCCTGCCTGTTGAGCCAGCGACTATTTTGGCTGTCCTCATGGTGGTTGATTTTGCAGTGGGCATTGGCAGGGCGCGCGCCATTGGCGAACACGTCACAAGCCAGAAAATGAAAACGGGTGCGATCTCGAAGTGCGGCGTTATTCTGGTTCCGCTGGTACTGGCTCTCGCGGCAAAGGGTGTTGGTGCCGATTTGCAATGGATCGTGAGCTGGGTTGTGTCGCTCTTTATTCTGTCCGAGACGTACAGTATCTTGGCGAACATTTACACAATCCGTACGAAGCAGGAGATCCCCGAGTGGGATGCTATGAGCGTCGTGCTGAGAAAAATACGCTCACTGCTCGAACGCATGGAGTGAGATATGATCAAATACACCGCGATCGCTCTGGCTGCTGGTCTGCTCTCTGGCTCTCTTGGCGCGTGGTATCTAACGGCGGAGTACAAGGATAACAAATGGCGCGCGACGGTTGGGGCACAGAAGATCGAAGCGGCTGGCGTGCTTAACGATGCGCTCGAACGGGCACGGCTTGCGGAACGACAATACAGCGAGATTGCAACACAAATCGGGGTGGAACATGAAAAAGCAGGGCAGGAACTGGAAAGGGCGCTGGCCGATAACCGTCGGCTTGCTCGTGAGCTTGGCGGGTTGCGCGACCCCGGACGTAGGACGAGTTGTCCAGACCCCGTGCCCACAGGTTCCTCAACCACCAGCGATGTTGCTGATAGCCCCGCCGACAGCAGACTTTCAGACGAGGCTTCGAGCTTTCTTCTTGAGTTCGCGGCCGACGCAGACCGTGCAGCCCGATACGCGCTGAGCTGCTATAACTGGGTGCGACTGGTCAGCGGGCAGGAACGTTGAGCGCATCAATTATTTTATTTCAGAAATTGGCCTCATCGCATAATCACACCGGTATTTTATATCCGGATCCCAGTAAATTCCCTCCTCGTCGCACCCGTCATCATCAAGATGATTTGGCCTGTCCTGTCTGTTGATCTGAGTTGCTACGTGGGTAACGACACCAGCGCAGACCATTGTTACGTCGTCGTTCCACTCGCCGTCGAGATATAATCTTATCTCATCAGCCGCGAACGCATCGCGGCCTTCTGCCGTCCTGAAAAATACCAACCCAGCCCCCTCTGGGCTGTAACACCAGAACGGGTAGTCTTTATTCGGGTTATACCGCATGTCGTGTTTATGTTTCATTTGATTTCCTCTCCTTTACGGCTCATTCCAGAATTTAATCCGCGCCAGCCACTCGTCGTATCCGCCGACCTCCTCCAGCGCGAACTCTCTCGCGAGTTCCGACAGCTCGCCATCGCTCATGTCGGCGTACTCAGGGTCAGTTTTCAACTCCTTGTGAATCCGCGTCTCGGTGATGAGCACCTCGTCGTCGTAAATCTCTGGCCCCTGATCGTAATCGTCCGGGTCCTCCCACGACGACGGCCTGCACGGATCATTTCTGTTCATCGGTTGCACCTCCGATTAACACTGCCTGTGTGATTTCCTCACGCCGGTTACGCGCTGTCGCGTGCATCTGGCTGACGATCAGCGCGCAGGCGAACACGATCAGCAGGATGACAGTCGCTTTTGTGGACGGTTGATAGATTTTCATACGCACCCCCATAGGAGGGTGAGTCCGCATACGATCAGCGCGGCGAACGCGGCGGCGGTCGCAATTTCTGTTGCGATAAATTTATTCATTGTTCCACCCCCGTAATGCGGATTTTTACACCATCAACATTCCGCTCGCAGGCGTAAAAAACGCTACCATCATCTGATGACCACGTCTCTCCATTTTTTTTCAACTCCGCCTGCAGCGCCTCTGGCATATTCTCCAGTTTCCCCTGCACGCTGGCCGAGATCCTGCATTTTCCGTCCGGCGTGTGCTCGTCCGCAACGCTGAGGGTGTAAAACCCAGCGCGGAAAATCGCGTTTCTTTGCGCGTCCCCGCCGCAATTCGCAAAATCTGCGGCGTGGTTAAATATCGTATTGATCATTTTGATTGCTCCTGTTTATTCCGGCATCCGCCAGATGACAATTTCGCCGCACACGCGGCGGATTACAACTCTGAACCCTGCCCGCCGGCTGGCGGCGTACACCGCCTGAGCATGGCGCTCAGGCAGTCTGATCTGCTCACCTGGCGCCAGCGCCCTGATTTTTTCTGCTATGCTCATGCTTTGTTCCTTGCCCCTTTTGATTCCTTCTTGTTTGCCCCGCCGAAGCGGGGTTTTGTTGTTATCGTTTAAGGCTCAGGGTTCCTGAGCATGCAGGGTTGCCTCTTTCGTAGACGAAATATTCGTCTACAATTTTCTTGGGCAACTCCAAATTGGCGTTGCCATAGAACCCGTCGTTGTCACGGAACGGGTTTGGGGTCACGGCATAGCCAAGCTCGCTGAGCTTGGCCTTAACGCCTGCACCTGCGTGCCAGGTGCCCCTGATTATTATTGTCTTGCTCATCGTCTTAATCTCCCTTTGCTTGTTCGGCGTTATTGCCTCACCTCATGTATATAATATTATACAATCTAGTGGGGGATGTCAACAATTATTTACAATATTTTTTTGACAGATTCCTTCGCCTGCTCGAACCCTTTGCACACCAGAACCGTGTCGCCGATCGAGCGGAGGTATTCGTGCCAGCCCTTCTGTTCTTTCGATACTGTGCCGCCTTTCTGTCGCTTCATCTCGATCCATAGCTTCCATGCCGGGATATACAGATCAGGCACGCCAGCTGACACGCCTTCGGCTTTTAGCTGTCCAGCCTGAGCCTTCGACCGGCCACCGCCGTTCGGGATCGCGAAAATCCGTATATTAGGATATTCTCGCCTGAACCACGCGACAAAACGAACCTGCTCGATATGCTCAGAAGGGTATGTAATAACTCCATTTTTCACAGTCGGTTTCAGTATATCGATGGCTTTCTGGGATCGTTCCATAATGTTCACATTCTCCGTTGTTGTTGTGTTCGCAATTTTCACAACGCTTCGCATTTGCCGCGCGCATCAACTCTTCATACTCTTCTTTAGTCATTCCATTTTCTCCTGATTACTCTGTAAAATTTACCGTCCACTTTATATTCAATCGTCGCTGGCGGCTGTCCGGCGTTCAGCGTTTCCGAAACTCTATCAAGATCGTCGAGGCTGTCAATTTCAACGCCTGATTTTTTGGATATATACGCCAGTGTTTCGATTGATTTCTGCCCCGCATATCCGCCATGATTTACGGCTAAATATTCAGCAACTTTGTGGCCGGCCAGCCCCGCCTTGTACGATACTTTTAGCATTTCCTTTCCGCTGGCTCGGCTGATATGCCTCGACCAAAACCACCGATCGACAATCATTTCAATTCCGCTCATGCCCATAATATCAACATCACGGAGTTTCAGTTGCTTCGGCTCTGGCGGCGGAAATGGCTTTTCGCAGGCCGGGCATATCCGTACAGCAGCGTGACATATTTCTTGGCAGGATGGGCAAACCTTGACCGGCGCCTCGCCTTCCTTCTCGCCTTTTTTTGGTGGCGGTCGGACGGCGGTTATCGGGCCGTGTGTCTCAACCACCCCGGCGAAGTCCAGCACTAGGCAATGATCGGTATGCGATTTCGGGCGCAGCCCACGGCCAGCCATCTGTACATAGAGACCTGGCGATAGGGTGGGGCGCAGCATGGCTATAAGGTCGATGTCGGGGTAATCAAATCCGGTTGTCAGCACATTGGCGTTTGTGAGCGCGCGGATTTTCCCTGCTTTGTAATCCGAAATAATCCTTTCCCGCTCCTTTTTGCTTGTCTCGCCCGTCACCGTCTCGGCGGTGATTCCAGCCTCCTGCAACGCATCACGGATATGATAGGCGTGCTGAACACCGGCGCAGAAAAACAGCCACGCTTTGCGGTCACCTGCCAGACCGATCACTTCCTGCACAACACGCGCGTTCAGATCGGTTTTGTCAACAGCTGCCTGCAATTCACTCTCTATATACTCACCGCCTCGCCTATGGACTCCGGCAACAGACAATCGCGCGTCGGTGAGCTTCGAGCGTAATGGGGCGAGAAAACCGTTATAAATAAGATACTCAATCGTCACCGGTTCGATCAGGTCATCAAACAGTGCTGGCTTGTCGGTAATCATGCCGTGGCTGAGGCGGTACGGCGTGGCCGTCAAACCTATCACCCGCAATGCCGGGTTGATTGCCTCCAGTTCTGAGATCAACTTTCTGTATCCGCCTTCATTTTTATGCGAAATGAGGTGGCATTCATCAACAATAATCAGTTCGATATGGCCTATCTGTTCTGCTTTATTCCTGATCGACTGAATCCCGGCAAAAGTGATTGGATACTCCAACTCTTTCCGTCCGACTCCTGCCGAATAAACACCAACCGGAGCATCCGGCCAGAGCGTTACCAACTTGTCCAAATCCTGCTCAATCAACTCCTTAACATGGGTTAGCATCAATATTCGCGTTTCCGGCCAGTTTGTCAGTGCATCCCGGCACAGTTCCGCGATGATCCAGCTTTTTCCTGATCCGGTAGGCAGCACAAGACACGGATGGCCGGAGTTTTGCCGGAACCAATCGTAGAGCATTGAGATTGACCGGCTCTGGTAATCACGCAGTGATGCGGCCATCGAACGCCCTCCTGATTCCATCAAATACAGGATCACCGGATAGGCATGCAGGTAGATTCGCCAGCAACTCTGTGCTCCTGTACCCACCATCACCGTTCATCACTTTTTTGCCTTCGATGATCCAGCAGGCGGTCGATTCTGTCGAGCGGTCACGGTCGAGCGACCACGGCACGAGGTCTGGGTGGAAAACATGGCTGGCGCACCCCCCATGCTGGAATTGCACAGGGATCTCTTGCGATCCGTGGCGCTCACAGATCCACTTGCTATCCTTTGTCGGCGTTGCATGGGCGCAGGTACGACAGTTTATCTCTTGCGTCATTGTCGACGAATGACAGAAGCTGTGAGCCGCGCAGAACCGGCACTGATACCAATCAGGCGCGGCACCAGCGCACGGCTCTGGTAGGCGCTCTGATAGCGCTATGCGGTGGCCTCTGGCGATCAGTGCCTTTGCACTCGGCTCGTCTAGTTTCACTCGCTCAATATACAGCCGGTCGTCATCCTTGCACACAGCAACATACAGGGCGCGGTCAATGCCTGATGCCAGCATATAGCACTGCGTCTGTGCGTAGTGCATCGGTTTTGACTTCTCGACACCGTTTTTTGTCAGGTCGTCAAACGATTTTTTGGAGTGCGTTTTTATCTCCAAAATGTGGCGCTTGTTAGGCGCTTCCGGAACGCCTGAATCAATCACGCCATCCACCGAACCGGACACATGGCACCCCATATCTAGCCGCATCTGGTCGGTTCCGGTGTTGCGGATTGTCAGCCCAGCGGCCTGCAGGTCGGCGACCACGGTCGCTTCCTCCATCTGGCCGCGTCGAAACAGCCGCAGAATACGTCCCTCGAACCGCTCGACGACAGCATGCCTGAATATTAACCATAAATATCTGTCGCAGTGATGGCCGAGCGTGGACATTCCGAGATGCGGCCGCGGACGCTCTTGGCTTTCCTCGTGAGCGGAGTCGATTTTTTTTACCAGCGGGTGGGTTAGTTTCATTGTTTTTGCTCCCTCAAAAAAGGGCGGTTTCCCGCCCTCAATATGCTACTTCTGCCACGGCGCTTTTGCTGATCCTTTTGGGGCAGCAGCAGGCGCGTTAGCGGGTGCAGTCGGCATAGCGCTACCGTTAATAGCGCGATAGCCTCGCACCTCATTGCGCGGTTCATAGCCGGCCTGAGCCGATATTGTCAGTTTGATTTCGAGATTGTGGCCAATAAAAGCATCCGTGTCGGATACAGTTTTCAGGCCGCAACTGGTCATTAGCGCGTTAAAATCACGCAGGCCGATTTCCTCCGCTTTGGGGCTAGGGTTTTCGATGTTGATGTTTCCAAACACCACACGCCCCTGATGCGTCGGGCCGGTAACAGTATATTGAACAGATATATACTGGCCAGTTCCAGCTTTTGTGGTTTTAAGCTCAGCGTTTTTAATGCTGACCTGATACCAACCCTCTGGCAATGGCTCGTATGATTGTGCTTCCGGCAGATCGCCGGCGTTGTATGTTTTGCCTAAAAATGCCATGTTATTTTACCTCTTCGATGTTAAAGGACGGTCGTCCAGGTTTGGTTTCGATTGCGCCCAACAGTGGGCGCGTGATGTTATCAGCAGCAGCTTTCCATGCTGCCGCGACAATCTCCGGCTTCCACCGGAATAGGTTTGACAGATGCGCCGTCAGCCCATTTTCAGCCGCGATTTCTTGCAGTCTGTCAGCGTCGATCTTGCGGGTCAGGCGGGTGGTGATTTTCACCCTGTAACCGTCTGCGTCGAAAGTTTGGCTTTTGTCTTGGTTGGGGTTAATTTTCAGATCAAGCGCTAATTGATCCTCAATCTCACGTCGGCGCTCGACCGCCAAACGCTCATTCTCTTTGGCTTCGAGCCATTGTTGGTATAGGTTCATGCGTCACCCCCAATTTTCCGAATAATCGCGCCCAAATCAGGCGCTTCCCACATTTCCAGCCGGCCGGAGCGGTCCCCTGCCTGCCATACTCCATCAGGCTTGCATTGTAGCGTGTGGACAGGATTACCGCTGCCGTCGCGCTCTACGCGCAGCGCCAGAACCTCATCGAAAAAGTACGGCAGCCCCTGAGCCAACTTGTTGCCCGGCATGGATGGGGCAAACAGGATGCGGCCCTGCTCATCTTGTGTCTTTTCCATTTTGGCTGAGAAATAAACATTGCGCCCGGGCAGGTCGCGGAAACACCGCACCAGCTCGTTGATGGTGTCCTGCATGGCACCGTATGCTTGGCGCGGGTCTTTGGCGATTTCTTTTTCCTTGAGCAGCACCACCTCTGCGATTTCGCTGATACTATCAAGGGCGACGCTTTGGAACTGTTTTGACTCCTCCGAGTCCTTAAGCCATAGATATGCCTCCTGCAACTGCTCAATCGTTTCGATCTGGATAAATGGAATATCCTGATCTGAAATTGACAACAAACCAGCCTCGGCAGACAGCGCCACCGGACTGGGAAGGGTTTTGATCAGGCTGGTTTTGCCAGCCTTTGCCTGTCCGTAAACCAAACATTTAATGCCATTTACCGCGACATCGCGGGTGTTCTGCAACTTAATAGCCATATCAGCTACCTCCTATTTTACTATTAAATCGGTCGGCTGATTCCGTTCGACTTGATATAATATAAAATACAGTTTACATTATATCAAGTGTATTTAATAAATAAAGGTAACAGAGATGAAAAATATAGAAGAGATCAGGAAAAAACTGGAAGACAAGCGGCTACATGTTGTATCGAGGGAAACTGGGATCAGCTATCCTACGCTACTTGCAATCAGGGAAGGAGATAACAAAAACCCTCAGTACAAAACGATTCAGAAAATCATCAACTATCTGGAGCGTAAATAATGACTGACATCACACATATTTTCGGTGGCGCGTACAAGCTGCCAGAACCAACTCCAGATCACATAATAGCGCCGGAGATCCAATTTATTAACGCGATACGAGCAAACGGACTCGAGCCGCCGCGCGTTATCCACCTAGACGGCAAGATTCACCGCTTTAGCGCTTCCGGCAAGCGCGGCGACGATTCCGGCTGGTATGTTGGTTTTCTCGACGGGCCAGCGCCTGCCGGCGCGTTCGGAGATTGGCGCACCGGTTCGCACGTTACTTTCAGGGCCGATATAGGACGCACCCTGTCGGCCATCGAGTTAGACCAGATTAAAAAAACGATGGAGCGCGCGAAAGAGGCGAGAGAAAAAGAACGGAAAAGGATGGCTGAGATATCCGCCAACGAATGCCGGACTATTTTTGATAACGCGATGCCAGCCAGTCCAGACCACCCCTATATAGCCAAAAAAAATCTGGCCGGAACATACGGCGCAAAAGTTACCGGCGATGGTCGATTGATTATCCCGATAATCGACAAAGATGGCAAAATCAGGAACCTCCAATATATTGATCATTCGGGCGATAAGAAATTTCACGGCGGCGCAGAAATTACAGGCGCGAGCATATTCGAGGCCACCGGCGGGACTGTCGTCTGTGCAATGAGTGCCAATAACCTGCCACCCGTCGCCAACCTGCTCACCGGTCAGGTGGTGGTGGTGGCGGACAACGACGACTCAGGAACAGGCGAGCGTTACGGCAGGATAGCGGCGGAGGCTATCGGCGCACGGCTTGTTATGCCGCCAAAGCGTGGCGATGCCAACGATTATGCGCAATCTAATGATTTAGCATCGCTCCTGAATCCGCCGCTCGATGAATGGCTCATGCCAGCCGATGAATTTAGCTCAGAGCAAAAACCTATCCGCTGGCTGATCAAAAAATGGTTCCAAGCCGGCGGCTTGTCGATGGTTCACGGTCCAAGTGGAGCGGGTAAAACATTTGTCGTCATCGATCTATGTTGCCGGATCGCTGGTGGATATGATAGATGGATGGGTGAGAATGTTAAAAATGGCGCGGTCGTGTATCTGGCCGGCGAGGGCCATCACGGGCTCAGGCAGCGGAT